CTGGAAATTCTGTTCAAGCCACTCATAGTATGCTTCCATAAAGGCAACAAAGTTTGGACCCTCTTCCATATAAAAAGAAGGAAACATACTTTTAATTAATGGAGAAATCTTTTGTTCGATATTTCTCATCTATTATGCTCTAACCGGTTCGATATTGATTGACAAGTCGTCTTCGATAATATTTAGGATAACGTTATTGATGGTAGAGATATCTTTGTATCGTGGTGTCGCATTAATCTTGATTCCATTACCAAAGAAACTGTCAAGCTTCAGGTTTGAAAATTGTAGAAGACCAGCATCATAGTTGATGGTGCCAACAGGTTCAATGATCGATCCAGTAATATCAGAAACAACGTTGAGAACGCCGTTTCCATCATCACGAATATGAGCCTTGATACCCTTATAAATGATGATGGAAGTGCGGACACAATAGTTCGTATTGTCGAGATTACGATGTTCAATGTCAAGCGGAATCTTATAGTCTACGTCAAATGTCAGATACTTGTTTAGCTCTGGTGTAACGATCTTTATCACAGATATGTCAGTTTCGTTTGAGATAATCGAAATCTGCGAGGTATCGATAGCCTGAACCAATTTAGAATAGCGGAAGACACGATTGAAATTATTAAGATTAGACTGTGCATAGTTAAGAATAGATGTTGCAACGATAGTCTTGATATCGTCATTTGTTAGTCGTGTAACGTTGACGTTATATCTTACTGTAGAATTAATTCCGATATAGGTATATTCTGGATCAACGAATACAGGATCGATTGACACAGGTGAACGTGGTTTCAAGAAATTGTAGTATTCTGTTTTCTTGATATCTGGTAGACGGTCAACATCCTTAAGGTCTACAGAAACGTATACCTTACCAAATTGTGGTGGATTAAGATTCTCGCCGCCATACGCAGTTACGGTATTGACTTCTGGGAAATTGATCTTTAGTAGTGTTTCGTAGTCTTCAGTTGTGATAGCACGTTCCTGTGCTGTGAAGTGTCTAGGAGCATTAAATTTAATTGATTCTACAGATTCATATACGCTACCACCACCAGCAGGAGTGTTTGTGATGACCCTGATGTTTGTTTCGCCTTGAATGGTAGAGTCTGCGGTAAACTGATTACAACCGTTAGGCAATTCACCATTTGAGATACGATATTCAATTGTGATAATAGAGTTGTTCTTTGGTCTTCTTCCTGTGATACCATCACCAAAGGTTATTTCGTATGAGTCTGCTTCTGCTCCCTGTACGAAGAATACTTTTGATGTTCCGTCCAAATCAAACAGAGAATTGGCACGAGAATAGACATGAGTTGTCGCACCACTATCTTCAATAACCACAACAGAGATAGATGCAATGTCAACATTCTTATTTGAAATTAAAAGCCTTGCTGGACTATCATAGGAATATGCATAAGAATCGTTTACGTAATACCCTTCATAAAGAGTAATATTCTTTCCCGTAAACGTAATAGTATTAGTTGTATTGTCTAAAGTATATTCATCAAGTACAATGTTCTCACCAACACTAAACGTAAAATTTCTGTCCAGTGAACGTGAGGTGAATGATGCGCCCTTATTAATTACAAGAGAGCGATTGTTTAGATTCGTGGAAGTGACGAGGATATCGACATTAGCAGTAGCAGAACGGAATGACTGTGGTACGTAGTTTAACTCTTTAGCGTGAGAGATAACTGAATCTCTTAGCTGTGCAGAGTCAAGAAACATTTCGTTGCCTACCATGTTAAGATAGAAGGCATTGTGAAATGTATTGTATGACATGATATCCAGAAGAACGTTCATATTCGAACCGTCAAAGTCATAGTCTCTGAATCTATCTTGTGATTTCAGGTATGACTTGAATGTGTTCTTGATCGTATCAAAGTCAAGGTTGGTTAGAATGATACTTGAATTAGCTGCCATTATCTTACTCTGCTAAGTGTTACGGTTAATTGTACAGGGTCTGATCTATTTATGATCATATAATAAACATCTATCAGATAAGCATTCTGTTCTTGAAACTCTTTAACATCGACCTTTACTACTTTCGCTCTTGGTTCATGTTGTCTAATAGTATCAGACACCGCGATAGAGATAAGTTCAGCAATAGTGTTATCCATCGGCTCAAACAGAAGCTTATTAATATCAGAACCAATTGTTGGCTGATAAAGCCTTTCGCCTCTATTGGTGGCAAGTAAATTTCGAATGGAGCGATTGATGGAAGCTTCATTGACATAACGAACCACATCCTTCATAACAGGATGAGGATTTAAATCATTCAAGAAATCACTATAAATTTGATTCTTTTTATCGTTAGCATCAAATCTGTCTTTTTTTATTGCCATTTATTTTCTCTTATGTTACAGGACCTACAGGAGTTGCATTAGCGATATCAAATCCTGCAATGTTTGTAGCAGTTACATAGATGCCGACCATGGCACCAAGATCATCACCTGTTAATGTATATGTATTACTTGTTGCACCAAAGATATCGAAGGAGTCACGAGTCCACTGATATGCATAGCTTGTTGTTCCGCTAGATGACCAAACACCAGTATTAGATGATAGTGTCTGTCCAACGGTTGGGGTTCCTGTGATTACTGGTGGAACTGTGTTTGTTGGTGCAGCAACGATAACCACTGAATTTGCAGTTGCTGGCAAGATAAATCTTGTTGTCTGTGCAAACACCTTACATGAGATTGATGTATTCTGATCAGCCAATTGAACTGTGTATTGATTATTGGCAGAACGAGCCTTGACAACGGTAGAACCATCACGTACCCACTCATAATAGTATGTGAATACGTCTGTCGGCCATGTGCCTGTGGAACATGTAAGGGTCTGTCCTACGATTGGTGTGCCAGAGATTACAGGTCTGTTTGCTCCTGTCAACTGGAACTGCACTGGCGCAGTATTAGCAGTCTGCGCGGTCTCTATGGTCACAGCAGTTTCGGCAGTCACAATACAAAACAGAGAAGCCTCTACATCATCGATTACAGGAACATATGTGCTTGTGTTAGCACCATAGATTTCTGTTCCACCACGATACCACTGGAAACCATGTGTGAAAGTGTTAGAAGTTACGACACCGTTTGCTGACCATACACCATTTGAACAAGACAATGTTTCTCCAACATAAGCATTGCCTGTAATGACAGGAAGTGTTACTAGCACAGGTTCTGGCGAATTATACACATTAACAACATCAGAAATATACTGAGTATAAGCATCGCTGCTCAAGCTTGCCATAAAGTTTTGTGTGTTGGAAGTGTCAAAAGGTGGTACTATTCCTGTCAAACCCTGTAGATCACCAGAATACTTTTGAACCATCCCCATTGCATTTTCAATAGTGCCTTCTATACTTTGTTTAACATCCTTGACACCATTCACTAAAGCGGTTACACTGTCAATTACTTCAAATGCATTCTTAAGATCGGACTGTGTTACCTTTGCATCCTTGAGACCGTTACAGATAGCATCGGCAATCGCATCGCTGATTTCTTTTTTAAGATCATCAATACCTTCCTGAACTACATTTTTAATTTGGTCAAAGATTTGCTTCTCTATGCTCATAGCACAGGCTTCTAGTCGCGGCTGAACTTCTTCAATTGCTTTGGCAAGATCAGCTAATGCGGTGACTAGTTCAACCGCTCTCTTAAGAAAATCTAAAGCAGCTTCAAGGTCTGGAAGGACTCTACCGATTGTTTGCTTGACAATGAACTTTGGTAGCTTAAAAGGATTGAGTGGAACTTTAATTAGCGGGAATACTTCTTCCAACTTTTTGGTAATCGCATCCGTTGTCCCTTTAATCTCTTCTTGTATATTGTCAAGCTCTTTTTGAACTTGTTGCTGTAGTTTAACACAGTCAAGAGAACCGCGAATTTCTTTTGTCGTTTGTCTTATTTTATAAGCAAGTGTAGACCCCGCCTTTGGCTTGGATTCTTCTGCTTTATTACCACGTTCCAGTTCGCAACTCTCAATGCCCTTTGTGATGGACTGAGTTACCATACTTTTTAACTGGTCTCTAGAAAATTGTTTCTTTACATCAGAGACCAAAGACTTTGCATCTTGCTCTACTGTTTTTCCCAAATCTTCTACGAATCTATCTAATGCCATTTCATCAATCACTTATGTATGTTAGTATGCCGTTATTGAAGCTCAGGGTTCTACCGCCGACTACGATTGCCCCGCCCTTGCCATTACCGCACACAAAGCTGCCAAGAGTAAATAGACCACCTTCGGTAACACCAACACCACCCGGTGCCTCGAATATAACATCAGCACCAGAAGCATTATTGATACCTAGATATCCTCTAGTGTAAATCTTTCCAGAAGCAGACATATTGATATCACCTTTGCTTTGAATATCAATATTTTTATCTGCTTTAATTTTAAGATTGCCGTCACTATTTATGGTGGTGTCGCCACGAACATCGATGTTGAGGTTTCCGCCCACTAACTCAAATCTATCTTTTACGGACTTGATCTTTAATGTGCCATCTGGTAGAATAGTGATTTCTGCACCAGAACCATGATGGATTCTAATGCGCTCAGAACCTTTGGTATCATCAAGCTCAATTACGTGATTGCGTGTTTGGATAACTCTATTGAATGGATATTCTGCCTTGTAAGAAGACTCTGGTTCAATCTCCGAGACTTTCTTTTGTTTAATGGTGTCCTTACCACGAGCAAGCATAGGAATAGAATTTTTATTCTCTTCACCCGGTGCAATCGGAAGCGTACCTACGATGTATGGCTTAGAAGTTAAACCTGCGTGTTCTCCGTCAATGAAGAATCCAAATACTCTAGAGCCATTCTCAAACTGTGGAGTATCGCTTACGCCTTCAAAGGTCGCACTGGTTGTAGGCAGGATTGGCACCGCCCATGGTAGATTTTCTTTTCTTATTTTACCAGCAGGGGGAAGCTCATACCAACCATAAATCTCTACCTGTACCTTGCCAGACTTTTCAGGATCATTATTGTCCCTGACATTACCCTGCCACCAAATCATACCTTCCATCATTAACTCCTTTGAGGTTCCGCTTTCATGAGATTACAAGATATCACATGCTGCGGTCTATCTGTATTCAATACCATGTGACGCAAGTGTGTGATAATGTATTTACCACTGTTTTTTGATACGTTGTCAGCGCCTGTTGGTGTCTCAGTGCTATTTGAACGCGGAAACACACATTCAATAACATCGCCAACGGCAAGATTAGTATCCCCATAGATCATAATCTGTGCTTCAAATTGTGACATTCTAAGAATAAGTCTTCTTCTCTTATCCAAGATTTCATTGAGATAATTCATTTCAGAAGAAATAACAACGTCTGTTCTGGTTTTTCCAAGTCTTGCTATGTCTTGTTTTGATACTAAAGTGGATGATGATGCATCTGCTTGTGTGGCTTTAGTGGAAGCGGTTAGTGTGCTTGCCTGTGGGTCATACACTCTCACATCACTATCAACACCAAGGGCCGCAGACTCACCAGCATTACCAGTATTAATCTGATTATACGCAATGATATTGCGAAACTTCACGCCATCAACGTTTTCGTTTCTTAAATTATCATAAACAAATACAGCATCAGTCTGATCCAATTTAAACAATTTCTTTCCTTCATTGATCAACTTTTCAATAGAAGAGAAATGATACCCATGACGGTTTAAAAAGAAAGTGTGAAGAACGTAATCTTCTACAGACACATTTGATATAGTTGCTATTTGGTGTATTGCCTGAAATGCTTTTTTATTTGTTGGAAACTGATTGATTTGCAACTTATTCTTTACGATGATTCCTTTGGTATCATGAAGGTACTGTGCCTTTGATGGCAACTTAAAGGACTTCTTTAATGCCATGATTGTTGGATTCGATTCAACGCTTTCATCAAGAATCTTCTTAATTAAATTCTTTGGTGTTGTGTTCAATTCGAATTCAGATACGTCACCTTGTGCTGTAGTGGCTGCTTCTGGACTCATCAACTGTAGAGAATATGTTTTCATGCCATTACTAGGAACGTCAATTTTATTTCCTACGGAATTGACCTTGAACATATGTTTAATTGGAAACTTTGTTCCCGGTGTCTGAAATTCAACATATACGTATGTATCCGTATCGTCAAATATAAAGTCTTCCTGTAGGTTGATCGCATCGGCAATCTGCATATGAGCAAAGATGACGGGAGATATTATACTTTCAAAAATGTGAAACTCAGTTACCTGACTCATCATGTCATGCTCTACGCCGCCGTTTAGCTTAAACGCCTTTATGGCGTGAATCTGAACATCGCCGGGGATAATATCGTCTCTAGCGCCCTTTGCCTGTGGTGGTGTGCTTGCGCCAGCACCATAAGTGCTAGTACCACTAGCCCTTCTAAGAGAACCATAAATGTCACGTGCAAGCGTACTAAAAAAGCTCATTCTTCTTCCATCACTCTCTTAAGCTCTTGCTCTGCGGCAAACATTTGCTGAGCATCAAGTAATTGTATATTCTTTTTCTTTTCATTCTCAATCAATTCGTGATCATAATATGAAATCGGTTTCCAATAATTGGAATGTGTGAAAGCCAGCGTAGTAGAAATAACGTTTTCTACAGTAGAGATTGTGGCAGTTGTCCCAGATTCTTTACCAATAATAGTATCACCAGAGTAGAAGTAACCATAAACATGCTGAAGAACAACCGTAGAACTGTCTGAACTTACGTTAAATCCATAGTTGGTACCATTGACCTGAATTTCTTCACCGATCTTAAAAGTGCCGGATATATTGTTGATGTTCATTGTTGCTATTCTATTGGTATTAAGAAATTCGTCTTCTTGTTTTCTAGTATATCCTTGAACGTTTAAATTATAATCAAGTAAAGGTTTCCAATATCTCTTAGAACCATCGTTAATCTTGTCATAAGATTCTTTTGTAATCTTGATTGCCTGATCTTCCCAATTGGTCTTAAAGTAGGCTATCTTTCTTTGTGCTAGCTCAATCGAACCGTACTTACTGGCAATAAAATCCATAAGCTCTAGTTCTGATAGAGGCAAATCATAGTAAGGATCGATGGTATCATTGGCAAACCATATCAGCCACGTATAGTTAGGACTGCCATAATAAGAATTCGAAAGATTGTCAACTCTATCCTCTTCCTTAATAGTATAAGGAAAGAACAACCTTGAATTTGATTTTGTGGCATCAGACAATCTAGCTCTAGCCATAATGTTTCTGGCTAGATTATTGTTATATGTGATTGTCGGTATTTTATTAAAGAAGTTCATTTCTTTACCTAACGTTAGTCAATGGTGTTCCACTAGCAAGTGCACGACGAGTGGCTTCTGCCTCTAAGGCTTCTCTTTCTGTGTTATATGTTATTGGTGTACCAAAAGTTGCAGCCGGGTCATAATTATAAGTGTTTCCGCCATCTGGTTGTGGAGTTACTGTAACATTTCCATAAAGTCTATACACAAACTTTCCATCACTGGTTTTTTCAAAAGTAGTTATTGTGTTGGTTTCTGGATTATAGAAACCAGTTTTTGTACCAGAATCTAACTTGGAAATTGTTTCACTACCACTAACTATACGAGCCTGTTGTTCTTGAGTCAACGGTACTGATCCTACCCCTGTAAATAATCTTGTACCAATATTAATCAAATCGCCAGATTCTTTTAGAACACCTGCGGCGGCTACTACACCATTACTAATGATAGTACCCGCTATACCAAGTAAAGCGGTTCCTGCATTAAATTCACCATAAATCGCATTTGCTTGTGCCGCATATGCAGGGTCCCAATCGCGGCCTGTCACATACTCTATTTCTTTAAATGAGATTGTCAATTGGTATGAAATGGGAAGATTAGTTCCTTCAAAGAACGCAGGAGTACCAAAAGGATTATACTTTACACTGACAGAATCCATGAAACATTTTTTGATTTTGATTATGCTATTTGGAGACCAATGGAACGCTCCTGTTCCACCAGAATCCCAAGGAAAGAAATTCAATTGACACATATAAGGATAATTTAGTACAGTAGTATTGCTCCCCTTGTTAAATGTTGGAAGTGCTCTTGCCTTTAGTTTTAATATCAAATTTGAAATGTCTTGAGACTCTTTAGCACTCTTAGGATAGAAAGACCAACTAAATACAAAGCTTCTCAATGATGGCCCCTGAAACATCACAGATGGATTAGGGTTTGGTGCCATACCCATTTCTTGTTGAATGGCAGAGTTAATCTTCTCTGCTGGCATGATACTGCTTATCTGCTTTTGCATGAAATCACCGGCAGTACTACTACCACCGGGCATGGCAGTCGCTGCTGCACCACCAAAACCGCTTGCACCTGATTCTATAGCTGTGCCAGCTTTACGTAAGAGAAGTGTAGGACCAGATTCAAGTGGATTGTTGATAAAATCGCCAACAGCTTCTAGATTGTTTTCTGAGTACTTTACTGTTGTATTATCCACCAATTGATCCGGTAATGGTAGATACACAACCAATCTTTCGTTTACTTCCATTTCTCTGAAAGGATTTGGTCTCTTATACTCACCTAAACGAATTCTAGTATAATATTTACCAATGGCTGAACCTGTTGGATTCGTCGCTCTTGATGGAGTGGTTTCGTAGATACTTGCCATTATATTATACCACCGCAATAATTTCTATGTTTTGTTCACTCTTAAACGCTGAAATTCTAGTTTCAGGATCACTATTACTTAAATAATCGGCAGTTGACAATCTACCAAAACGAGACTTCAACAAACTCTCTCTTGTTGCTCTTGCGGGATTTAAATTCGCCATTGTATAAAATGCATCGGAAACTTCGGATACAATGTCGCTTGTTGTGCTAGAAGAAATCGCACCTATTCCTTTTTCGGAAACGCCAGCATTTGTCAACATGCTAGAAGCAGCATGAGTCGCAACAGACTTGACACTATTTGGTCTTCCTGTAATAGCCTGACTGATGATTGGATCGACTATTCGATTGGCAAAAGGTTTGGATGCCGGTTTGATATAGTCGTTGACATTAAACGCCATTGATCTTTTTTCCTTGAATAAATACATTGCGTAATTTATTTATACGAGATATTATAACAATGGCATACAAAGGAACCTTCAAACCAAGGAACCCTGCGAAATATAAAGGCGATCCGACTAATATTATTTATCGTTCAAGATGGGAATTGATGGTGATGCAAAAGCTTGATTCTCATCCTGACGTTATTGAATGGTCGAGTGAAGAAGTCGTTATACGATACAGGTCTCCGATTGACAATAGAATCCATCGTTATTTCGTTGACTTTTATGTTAAGCAGCGCAATAAATATGGAGAGACAGAAATAAATTTGATAGAGGTAAAACCGTTCAAGCAGACTCAGCCACCAGCGATTATGGAAGGTAAAGGAAAGCCAACCAGACGCTATTTGAATGAGGTTATGACTTGGGGTGTCAACTCTGCCAAATGGAAAGCAGCACGTGAATTCTGTGCCGATAGAGGCTGGAACTTCGTTATTATAACAGAGAAAGAACTTGGGTTAAACTTCTAATGGCAAAAATATTTGATGACATTTTGATTAATGGTATTCGTTCAGGTAAGCTACCTGCGCGAACCCAAGATGCACGTGATTGGTACAGAGAAACAGCCAAGGACTATAACTCTCGTGTTCGTGGCGGGGCTGGACCAAGAGCGGGAAGAAAAGAGTATGCCAGAATCAACGAAAAGAGATTGATGCAAGAGGATCAATCAAGACTTACTGTTGATATCGAACCCGGCCAAATGTACATGTATATGTACGATCCTAAGTATAAAGACACACTACCGTTCTACGATAAGTTTCCTCTCATCTTTCCATTTAGAGTACAGTCAGATAGATTCTGGGGCATCAACCTTCACTATCTTCCTTTGCCTATGAGAGCAAAGTTAATGGACGGTCTATATGATCTAGCCAATAACAATAGATATGATTCTACAACCAAGCTTCAGCTTTCATATCAAGCATTGAACGCTGCATCTAAACTGAAGTATTTTAAACCCTGTGTCAAGCAATATCTTTTCTCACACATGAAATCTCAATTCGCCTACATCTATCCGGCTGAATGGGATATTGCACTATTCTTGCCACTCGAAAGATTCGAAAAGAAGAACAAGACTCAAGTCTGGGCAGAAGTCAAGAAACAGATGGGTACGACCTAATGCTAAACATAAATCAATTCACCACAGATATTAATACTCGTGGTGTTCTTAAAAATAACAAATATTTGGCAACTATTTATTTTGAAAGTAGCCATTATCTGTCTAGAAGACAGAACGAGTTAAGATCGTTGCAAGTTCGTTGCGACTCTGCAACTCTACCGGGGGTGCAGTTTGCTTCGGCTGATGGACCACCAAGATTAGGCTATGGTCCAGTTGAGCGTCACCCATACAATGTGATGTTTGATGAGCTTAGCCTATCATTTATAGTTGATGCGAATTCAGATGTACACAAGACACTTTATGATTGGATGAACTGTATTGTAAACTTTAAAGGTAAAGGTGCTTCCGATCTATTTAATGCGAATGGACCGTCTTCGGGAAGTTCATCTTCAAAGCCATGGGCAGCATATGAGGTTGGCTATAGAGACAACTATGCCGCAAAAATTGTCGTAGAAGTATTTAAAGATTCTGGGTCTGGTACAAAACTCAATAGATCAATGACTTTTACCGCATATAATGCTTTTCCTATGGGATTTCCTTCAACCAGTGTCGATTGGAATTCATCGGATTTGATGAGATTAAAGATACCATTTGCGTATACCGATTATGAAATAAAATATGATAGCTCACCAGAATTCTCTTCCGATAGGGGAACAGCGGCTGGTGAAGCATCTAATGCAAGATCAGAAACGCTTGCTTTAAATACATCTATAACAAATAACGTGGGAAGAGCCTAAGGAGTAAATAATGACATTACCTAAACTTGATAAGCCAATTTTTGATATGAACATTCCTTCACAAAAAACAAATGTGAAGTTTCGTCCATTCACAGTTAAAGAAGAAAAGATTCTTCTCATCGCACAGCAAGAGCGTGATGACAAATCAATCATTCTTGCCATTAAACAAGTAATCAATAACTGTTGTCAGCAAGAGGGATTCGATGTTGACAGCCTTGCTACATTCGATCTAGAATACATGTTTTTGAAGCTACGTGCAAGATCAATCAACAACATTATCGAAGTAACATATCGTGACGTTGAAGACGGCAAAACATACGACTTTGAAATTGATCTTGATGAAATCGAAATGATTCAAAAGAAAGAAGCTTCCAACATTGTCATGATTACAGAAGATGTTGGAATTAAAATGAAGTACCCTTCGGTCACAATTATCGATGACGCTCCAACTGATGCTTCTGCTAGTGACGTTGTGGAATATTTAATTCGTAATTGTATTGATAGTATCTTTGATGCAGAAAACGTTTATCCAGCCAAAGACTACTCCGATAAGGAACTATCAGAATGGATCGACAATCTAGATATCGAAACATTCAATAAGATTCGTGAATTCTTTGACAACTTGCCGCAGATGTATTACAAGATCGTATATACTAATTCTCTTGGTAATGAAAGAGTAATCGAATTGACAACGCTAAGCGATTTTTTTACTTGGGGCTGAGCCATAATACATTGGCGAATTATTACACAACAATGTTCTCCATGGTTCAGCACCATAAGTATTCGATTGAAGAAATAGAAGATATGATGCCCTATGAACGTGACATTTATGTTGACATGCTTATAACATTTTTGAATGAAAAAAGAGAAGCTGAAGGATAAGGACTCGTCATAAGTGGCAAAAAAGAAGACACCCTCTAAACCATTACCATTTGGGAAGGAGTTGTTAAAAAGAACCACAGGGATTACTCTGGGTACTGACAAAGCCTTTAAGGGAATGACTAAGGGTCAGATATTTAAAACAGACCTTTATAGTAGACTGTTTGGTATTAAACCTTCCGGTGCTGGTGGCGGTAGTCCTCTTGGCATGGCTGGTGCTGCTATGGGCAAGGGAGCACGTAAAGGTGCGGCGGTTAGTGGCGCTGCTATGCCTACCATGGAGCAGCCACAAACTGTAAGCAACGTTTCAAATCCATCGATTGCTACTATTACATCACAACTAGAACAATTGGTTGCTACTGCTAACAGCATCGGTATTATTACTAGAGAACAACAGGACATTCTTCTCAGTCAAATTGCTCAAGCTAATCGTGTTGCAAAAGAAAATCAGTTAGAAGAAGACAAAACCAGTTCACTTATACCAGAAGGTCCAGATAATGGATTGACTTCTGAATTGTTGGTGCCTATTACAGATGCAATGAACAGTCTGAATGATAGGCTTGAAAGTCTCATCGGCGTTATCAATGATCAGATAGATGCTGGTGGCGATGGACCTGATTCTACTCCTACCAAAAAAGGCAAAAGAGGTAAAGGTAAAATCAATGCCACTAAAATACCCAAAGGAAAAGTATTAAAAGAAGGTTTTACAGAAGGAGTAGACAAAACCGGAAGAAGATTCTTCAAAAATCAAGCCGGGAAATTTGCATCTGCCGAAGCCGCATTAATGAACAAACCATCATTGTGGGCAAAACTCACAAGCGGTATAGGAAAATCTACTGTAGGCACTGCCCTTAAAACTGCCGGAACAGCATTAGCATCGACAAGGATTGCACAGCTTATTGGTACTGGACTGAGTAAAGCGGCAGCAACAAAAGTTGGTCAACAGGCTATGAATAAGTCTGTGTTGGCGGTTGCTGTGAAAAGAGTTGCTGGTCCTTTAATCGAAAGAGGCTTAGGTAAAACGGTTCTAAGATCAATTCCTATTATTGGTGCTGGTATCGGTATTGCCAGCGCAGCAAGCAGATTGGTTAAAGGTGACGTTGTTGGTGCGGGATTAGATTTGATCTCAGGTCTTGGTGGACCAATGACAGCAATCCCTGCATTCATAGCAACACTTGCTCGTGATAGCTATTCTGGTGTATTTGGTATTCAGCCAGAGGAAGACCCAGACTTTGGTCCAAGAATGACCATGTTAAAAGAAGTCTTGGAAGATATCGTTAAAGAATATCTTGGTCAAGCTATAAAAACGAAAGCTCCGACACCGGCACCAAGAATGGATGATGTACAAATACCAACCATGACAATGCAAAGACCGGAAAGTGCGACAAGCACACCAGAGCCAAGAGCAACATTATCTGGATCACCGGCAACACCTACTCCATCACCTACATCTGGCGGAACTTCTGGTGCTGCTATGTCTAGTTCCGAAAGTGGCCCAGCATCAGAAATGCAGCCCCCAGCCGCAGATACTGGTGCACAATTATCTGTAGCTGAACAGCAACCGTCACAAGCTTCACACGGTGAATTTATTAATGCACAATCTGTTCCTGTGGCAAATGAGTGGGAACAGTTTGGTTATGATGTTAACAGAGAAATGTTCTTCCCACAAACAAGAGCAACACCACGTGGCGGCGCAGACGGTATAGGTGCGATACCTGATCCTGTTTACAGGGCAGACAATATCGAAAATATTAAAAGAATAATTTACTTTAATTATTAAGAGTTATAGATGGCACTTATAGACGTATTAAATCAGCTTGACGATAAGACCGTACTTAATATAGTACGAAAGGGATTGTATGTCAACATTCCTGATCCAAAAGATGCTGTCCGTAAGGGTGCTGAACTTTCCTCAAAAGATTTAAAGAACATATCAAACTCATTGACTTCGCTACAAGGAGCGATGAATCAGATATATGCATCTGCCCTTAATATCAGAAACTTACACCAATATCAACAAAGAAATTTTCAAGGGGTAGAAAAAGAAAACGTACTTGAAGGCACACCAAACATATCTGCTACTATGAGCGGACCACAGTTATCAGAAGATGGTATTGCAACGTTACTGACTTCTATTAATGAAGTTTCGTATAACGTAGATTTACTGGCAACCAAGCTAAGAAAGATTAACATAACTGGTGGAAAAGGTACAGTAGAAAGTGTAGTGCAAACGGCGGTAGAGATAGCAGACGATATTGTTGATATTGCTTCTCCTGCCAGAACAGGTATGGGAATTCTTGGTAAAATACCTTGGAAAAAAGCTGCTGTAGGTGCGGCGGTTGTTGGTGCCGGGGCAGTCGCATTTGGTGGGGCGACACCCGCTAGTGCGGCGGAAAGACCTACCAGACAGCCAGATACTTCTACCCAAAGCGTTGAAGCTGCCATGAACAGAACGCAGCAAGCAGAAAGAGTCAGAGCACAAGAACCAACCGGGCCATCATACTCAGAAAGATTTGCAGACTTCCTAGACAGAACTATTGAAAATGTTACTGGTTGGGTAAGAAGTGCTGGTGAATTTCTTGGCATTACTGGCGGCGGGGGTGGTGCTATGGGCAGTTATCCACCTGCGGGTTCAACAGATAATGCCAGAAGAGCATTTGAATACTTTAAGTCTCAAGGATGGTCGCCAGAACAAGCGGCAGCTATTGTTGGTGTAATGCAGCGTGAATCTGGTCCAAACCTTGATCCAAACGCATACAATCCGGCTGGTGGTGGACAAGGTGCTTGGGGTATAGCACAATGGAGAGCAGATCGTCAATCTGGTGATAAACCTATGAGAGCACTAGGTGTAAGGTCACTACGTGGAACTACGTTTGAACAACAGCTTCAATATGTACAGTGGGAGCTTAACAACAGCGAAAAAGCGGCTGGCGATGCATTAAGAAGAACGACAACTGTAGATCAGGCTGTTGGTTCTTTCTTACAAAATTATGAAAGAGCGGCTGGACATGAAGCTGCGTATGGTCAAAGACTAGCAAATGCATACGCGATATACAATGGCGTTGCTTCACAAGAGGCAACTGGCAGACAAGGAAGAGTTACCAGTGGCTTTGGAATGAGAGACCATCCTGTATTGGGTGGTAGACGTATGCATAGAGGAATTGATATTGGTGCGCCAACAGGCTCTTCCGTACATGCTTACATTAGAGGTAGAGTCACACATGCAGGACCAATGAACGGATATGGTAACACTGTAGATATTGACCACAACAATGATTATATTACAAGATATGCACACCTTAGTTCGATTAATGTATCAGAAGGTGCTAATGTTAATGAAAATGATATCATAGGTAGAGTGGGTAGCACTGGTTTGTCAACTGGTCCACACCTTCACTTCGAAGTCCACAGAAACAATCAACAGATCAATCCTATCAGCTTTTACAATGAACGTCCATGGATTGTTGGTGGTAGAGCAGCCGAACCTGTTGCAGCACCAAGAACAAGAACTGGTGAGACAATCAAGGGATTGAATATGATGAGGTTTGCTGTAGAAAGAACAGCCCAAGGGGCTATTAACCACTATATTAGAAGAACTGGCGCAGATAGGTTCCAAGTCTGGAATAGTAATGCGCCACAATACAGATATGATGTTACTGCGGAACAAGCAAGACTATATGGTACGCAACACAACATCGATATGTACAAGTACTACGGTATATAAAAAGAGGGGGACCTTTCGATCCCCCTCAAGTTTAATCAAAATGGAACATCATCGTCTTCTGCGAGGCTCTTGAAGAAGGCGAAGTCATCGTCTTCATCATCGGCTGTTGATGCAGGAGCCTTAGGAGCTTCCTTAGCCTTGAACTTCTGTGCAGGGCTTGCATCCTCATCCCATGCCTGACGCTCTTCCTGTGCCTTCTGGCGAGGCTGAGCAGAACCAGCATTGCCTAGAACACGATCAAGACGCTTCTTAAGGTCTTCGTAGCTCTTGAACTTATCAGGAGCAATAAGTTCCTTTAGGCTGTACTGCTTGTTCCAGATTTCTTCCATTGCATCATCGTCATCAAGCAGTGGAGCAGGAGCAGCAAACACTGACTGATCGTAGTTTGCCTGACCTTCAAAGCGACGAATCTTCAGCTTGAAGTTAGCACCTGTCCAAAAGTTGAATGGATTGATTGGATTCTTAGGATCGATTGGGTCTTCAGGTGGGTGCATAAGTTCATTGAGCTTGTCAAAAATCTTCTTACCATACTTGAAGAGGAAAACCTTACCTTCGTTCTCTGGGTTGGCAGGGTCCTTGACAACATAGATGTTGCTGTAGTAGTTAAGCTTACGCTTAGTACCCGGATTATCCTTACCGCTGCCGCTTACGCGCTTGCGACCTTCTGAGCCTTCACCCTGATTCCATAGCTCGGTATTCCACTCTGCTACGGGGTCTTGTTCACCCTGACCTAGGGTAGTACGGGAGTTTTCGATGTACCAGCCACCGGGTCCCTTAAAGCCATGAGTCCAGATGCGTACCCAAGGTGCGCTATCTTCACCGTCCTGTGGTGATGTTGGGAGGAAGCGAATTTCAGCAAAACCATTACCTGCCTTGTCGGTCTTGCAGGTCCAGATGCGTTCATCTTGGCTGTTGCTTGAGCCAGAATTCATCTTGGCTAGCTCTTGGTTAAGCTTTTCTAGGTCTGATCCAGAGTTGCGCTTCATTGCGGAAAATGACATATGTATTACCTTTCGTATTTCGTTGTATTAAATGTGTTCAACGTATGTTTAATGTTAGGATTGGTAAACGAATACCTCACCGTCACTATTTATATCGCTTGGAATGTAGATGGCATCAAAATTTGACTGATCTACGTAGCGATATCCTAATTCTGACATAAACTGTTTATCTTCCGGCTTGTTAAAGCGTTCAGCAGCAATGACAGGTTTATACTTTAGAATGGTGTTTTTGGCACCTTGTAAAGCATAAATTTCAAATCCTTCTAGGTCTAGCTGTAGTAGATCACAAGCTTGTAGACCTAGACTGTCGATAGTAATCATCGGAATCTTGAACTCTTCAGTAGCATTCTGAATTACGTTCATTCCAACATTCAACTCTGGTCCACCGGGTGGAGTGCGATGAATGCCAACAATTCCATGTCCATGCCCTAGAGCACAATTCATCTTGACTACATTATCGACGGGATTGTTGTTAACCATGCAATAGAATGCAATTGGTTCTGGTTCAAATGCATATACATGCTTGAACTTCTTTGCGTAGAAGCGAACATACATACCGCAGTTCGTTCCAGCGGTGACTATTGTATCAAAGTTCTTCACGTGTGTAAAGTACTTTTCTTTGTGGAATCCTACCCAATCATCACTGGCACCGTTAAAGCAACCTGTGTCGCCCTTGATCCAGTACCAATTGGTTTCTCCATCCACTTCAACGTCACGAATCTCAACTTTATCATTATACATTCATAATGTCCTTCAAAATGCCCTTGATCTTTTCTTTGTCATAATGTATGAAAGGCTCATACTTAATGCACTTGTTATGTATCTTGGGCCAAATCACGGTATCGTTGATCTTCTGATCCCATACAGGGAAAAACTTCAGAAAACGATTGAGGATGGTGAGAGTTTCAATACTAATCTCATCACGCTTATATAATACCAAAAGCTTAGGGTGTTGTCCACCATTAACTTTGAAGTATGATACAAAATCGTCTTCAAGCTTCTCTAGGTCTGTTTTGAATTTATATGATAGTGACTGTTGACGAGACAACCAGTCATAATATGTCTTTTCTGACTCATCTGTGAATAGATCGCCTACCCATCCTGTGAAATCACCAGAGACATAGTTAGCGATAAGAAAGCCTTCAACATCTTTGTGTTTGGCTAGTTTCGCAAAATGAAACTTATCCCTTCTCTTTTCGAAGGCTTGAATAGTAGCACGTACTTTGCCGTGGTACTTCACATAATCATATTGTTCTGTAGTAAAATGATATTTAATGCCTAGAAAAGTTTTATAGGCTTCAAACGGTGTCATGATATCTCCTATAGTGAAGCGTTGTCCTTATATAGGGAGTCTAGCAGACTTCGCCAGAAAGTTCAACGCTTCACCATCAGATTGTAGGTGTGATTTGATCCTAAGATTGCCTTTAATCAATGAAGCAGCAGTTTCAATTTCCATTTCATTCTTTTCACAAAAGAATACAATCGCATCAAGATAACTGAAATCATATTCTTTCACAAGAGAATCAATTTCTTTGTAAAACTTATCTGAATCAATCAATTTGGCAAGCTTAAGATCGCTCATTCATCAACCTCTATAAAAAATGTGATCGCCAATTCGTGTTGTACGTTTGAAAACGTATGCCCAACGTGGGCGAACATAATCAGCATGATAAAATAGGGCACCAGCAGTAACGTCTCTTGCACCGGCTAGATATACTCGCTCTGCAATTATACGTGCACGGCGAAGAACTTCTAGATCAAGATGGGGTAGTCTTCTCTGGCAAACCCATGAGAACTGACACACTCCGCGCTTCTTCTGGTGGATAACACCACATGGTGTAGATGGGAATCTATCATCACGTGTGCGGTTCATAACAACATTGGACACAGCAATCATACCCTTATCACCCTGATTACCTGCCTCATATGCGGCATTTCGTGCAATACATTCGATTTGTCTTGCATCGGCTGCATGTGCAGGAGTGGTGAAAATGAATAGGGCTGCTAGCCCGATCAATGTACGCTTTATATTTAACATTTGTTCGTATCCTATATAACGATTTTGGATACGGAACAACGTTACTAGCGTGTCTCAACGCCTATTGAACCTATATCTATGATAGACATAGAACTCCCAAGGGAGTCTTTTCTAGTCATCCATCCCTCCATTACTAGGAATGCAAAATCATTAGTGTTTTCGTCGGTGTTTATGCTACTTTTCACATAAAGTAGTTTTATGCGATTTTGGACATAAACGCTTTCTTAGCCACATAAGGACTTGAAGCTTTTGTAATGGTCAATGGAGATTCGAAAATCCCCTTGGTAAAATTATATTTAGTAATACCGAAAACTTCATATAAGGTATATATAACCGTTTTCTATGGTATTGTCAACCTGTGTTACCTCGACTCATCGCTCTTATAGAGCAGTTCATCGTAAAACAAAATGGGGGACAAGATTTCTCTCATCCCCCATCCTCCCCATTAAAGAGTGTAGCGGTCAGACATTACTGCCTTACGCATTACTGCTTCTGGTGTTAGACCTTCTAGATCAGCACCAAGTACCGCCTTCATGATCGCTGGTGAGAATCCAGAGACAAGAGCAACGCCCTTCTCATCGAACTTCACAGGAACATTATCGTAGGCATTGATGTTCCAGAAGACTACAGCAGGAACTTCGTAACCGGCTTCCTCGTACTTACGGCGGATCATTTCAATCGCGCTGTTATCGAACTTGGTGCACTGGTTGAACTGCATATCTGACATGATTAGGAGAACCTTAGGCATATCAGCAGGATCAACCTTGTTACGAACTGCTACCTTCAAGATTTCGTTGAAGGCACCGTGTAGGTTGGTTGACATTTCCCAATCAGCACGACGAAGCTGGTTAACCTTCTGGGAAAGGGTACCCTTCAAGTGCTGGAAGGTTGGGTTGGTTGAGAAGGTCAAGAACAAATCCTTGAAGGGACCAGTGTTCTTGTCTGCACAATACAAACCAAGAGAAACGGCAACGTCTAGACAGGTAAGAGTAACACCCTTGCTGTTTGCTGATCCTACACGAGCAGTCATAGAACCAGAAACGTCAACAAGTGGTAGAACCATGGCATCACCCATGAAGTTAGGCAGAGCCTTCCACTGTTCATCGGCAAGCTTGTTGTCACCATAATGTACGTTCTTCACGATATCATATGGGTAAACAGCACCTGCATTGACCTTAACAGAAGGATCACCCTTCTTCAATGCTTCCTTGTACTTGGTGAATGCATCGGGAGCATTACGACCAAATGCCTTGGAATAACGAGACATAGCAAGTGAAGGAACATGGGAAAAGTTAATTTCATTCCAACACTTCGCACACATCTTGCTCTCTACAACGCCAGTAAGCTCGACAAGACGCTTACGATAGAACTTAGGAGACCAACCAAGGAACTCACGAAGCTCTACAGCCTTCTCGCCCTTACGAGGCATCCACTTAGCGCAAAGACCGTTTCCAGCCTCTAGAGCATCGCGGATAAGACCGAAAGCAATCTGCTTGACTTCGGCATCAGTAAAGATCAAAAGATCATCCCAACGACCAATTTCAGCAGTGTTCTTTAGAAGACGAGTTTCAATCAAGTCTTCCTTGTGGTTCTTTTCTAGGTAACGAAGTACCTGACGGAAAAGCTCACGCTCACCGGCACCGCCGCGAGCATCACGTGCCCACTGTGCGATACGAAGAGCCACATCACGATCTTCCTGATAGGCGCGTTCAAACTGTGAGGTAATGTTCTTACCACGTGAAGCACCGATCTTGAAGAATAGATCAACGGTCTCGGAAAGAGTTGAACGGATAGCCTTCATACCATTGGTAGTGCGGGCCTTAACAGGAGTTGCGAGTACGGCATTCTTAAAAGACATATTAATTCTCCATTATATACAGGTTAACGTTTTTTGCGGTTTTGATTACAAGTCAAGTGCATTTAGATTGCTGAAATTAACCTTTAATCAACAGGCAGGTTGTGTTTCCTTAACCATAACACACGAAGGAATCGAACCTTCTCGGACCTTTGTTTCAAAAAAGAAGTAAAGATTGCTGTAGTCTGCCTTAATTCGTACATGATATATCAACTGAACTAGCTTGTCAAGCATGATATGTCATGTTTTTTCTACGGGATGCACTTTTTGCTGTCTATTGCTCTACCAAGCTGAGCTACCTCCCGATAAATGGCCGGGAGGGTTGGATTCGAACCAACGACCCATAGTTTCCATATAGCTTCAAGTTGCGGTAAGCATCCCTAAACTTTATTCACTCTCAGAGTAATACTTTCTGAGAATATCATAATCAATAATTCCTTCACCACGAAGGAATGTAACAATTTTTCGTGCATCAAACATATTCATGTTGCAATTGACAACTAGATCAATTGTAAACTCTTCAAAAACATCTTTGACCATTATCAATCCTTTAATTCAACGGGCTGTACATTTCTACGCGCTCTACCAGTTGAGCTACGCCCCCATCATAATCCATTACGTCAGGTATGTCAACAGCTTATTGACACCTTATCGCTAACCGGTATGTACCGTTATGGCCACTTACGAATAGACCAGAAAGCCACCGTACCCTACTTAAGGGTCAAAGAGGTAATGGATTGTGGTGGGGGCGGCGGGACTCGAACACCGCAACCTCGTCCTTATGATGGAATGAAATACATGCTGTAGACAGCCCAAAACTTTATTGACTATCGATAAACTCAATAATCATATTCTGCCAGTCCATAACATCAAATGCATCTGGACCGAACTGTGCATTATAACTCAATTCAACATCTTTTGTAAAGAGTGTTTCATCATTTTCTTTAATTGTTAGAACGCCAGTATAATCACCTGTACGCATCACTGTACAGTCATACTTATCGTCTAACATGGCATTCCAAACACATTGTGACATAATGTTCTCCATGATTCAACAGGATCGTTGGTTTGTAGAGGGAATCGAACCCCCAAGGTTTGTTTTGCAGACAAATTGCCATCCATTGGCGTACTATTTGGTTGCTGAACCGATCCTAAAACTTATTTCAGATTAGCAGCTTCGATTCTAGGATCACGTTTGTATCCACGTTTCTTAGCTACTTCCGAAGCTCTTTCATTCTGCTTAACCATTTCTTCACGGATAAGCTTTAGTTCTTCTTCTGTATAATATCGGAGAGTGACCATATAATTAGTGTTTGATACACCCTCCGATATTGGTTCAAAAGAGACTAACTTGGCAGTATCACCAAAGTAATCAAAGATAATTTTCTTGAAATCGTCTTTGGTCAATTCTGTATATACTGCCATTATATATTACTTTCTACCAATTGTCAAGAGGTTAAATGCGTCCAACGGACCTTTTTTATCCTCTGCAATTGGGTATACTGCAATGGAAGTATGTTCACCACCATTAAGATCAGGCTCGAAAAATGCTTCATACGCAAAACCAAACTTATTCAAAATAAGTTCAACTGCATTAAGAGCAGTCAGATTGCGTACACCAACCACAGTGAAATAAGTTTCGCGTGGATCGATTTGCATACCGTGAAGTTGTGGTGGAGATACTATCCCATCACCTTCATACGGCGTCCCATGTTGGGAAAACACACCAAGTTGAAATGCAGCATGTGCAGTCTGAACTACTTGATATTCAGGAGAGATATCCTGTCGTGTGAAAAAATAAGCATAATGTCTCATATCAAAGATTCCTTACAAAGTCTTTATCAATCATAGCGGCAAGTTCACGGAATGTCAATAGCTCTTCATCCGTCAAAATTTCCATTACATCGACACCAAGGACAAATCCATTAGTCACTTTCCATTCACCATCAATCCACTTTCTACCACCACGAAGTTGATGGCTGAATCCATACATCGCATTGGTGATAGCCTGATAAGGATACTGCCTATGAGCACAGACCTTACCAGCGGTAAATGATTTTTTGAGAAAATGTTTGAGTATTGTTACCTTGTCTTCCGACTTGGCTTTGACAGTGCGATAGATGCATAGTGCAACCATATCTGCACAGGTTAGAGTCTTTGAGTGGGCCTTAGCCTTGAATGTTTCAATAAAATTAGTCATAATAGGTTCCTTTAAATTACAGTTGAGTTTATTTGTGTTCAACTATAATTTACGGTGGACCTATTGCGTGATACGGCTAGCCGCCATGTCCTTCATTCGTCATATTATTGTTCCTTTTTTAATTAGACAAAAAAGTGATGCACATCTTTCTTCGGATCATACATCATATGTACATTATTATCTCTGTCGTGCAAATAAACAGTATCTTTAGATTTATGAATCTTATCTAGGTGACTCGGAATATCAACATGCTTGTTAAACTCCGATTTATTAATTTTCTTAGAATTTTCTTCACCTTGAGCAAAATCGGTTGTGTCTCTATATGGAAGATGGTGTACAACACACTCGCCATCATCATCAAAAGAATTGACACAGTTTCCGACATATACTTTTTTACTTTGGCTTGATTCGTTCAAAAATGTTGTTAATGTTTTCATTAACATACCCTTTATTACTACACGACATATACTATTTATACATGAAACTTGGTGCCCTCTGTGGGACTCGAACCCACGCATGACAAATATTTAGAGTATTCCGCTCTAACCAACTGAGCTAAGAGAGCATATTCTACGGGATGGCGGTTCTTGATTTCGGGAACCTAATAAGACCTCTTCTATTGTTTCGGGTTGTGTCCCTATTCTAGTTTCACCTAGACTTTGCTCTAAGAGTATCCGAAGATACGAGATATTGTGGCTGTAATCATCCCTTTTTATAAATAGATGTGATTCGCGGAATTGCCGTTCCCAATCACTCTAATAACTTTACAGGAGTTACCAGCAAATGTCAACCGTTTATTTATAC